GTTCACATCTATTGAACCACAAGGCAGTTTTTTATTTCATAGATTTGGTAAAAGAAATATTCCAGAAGAACACTTAGATATATCTAAATTAAAAAAATATTTGGATAAAGTGAATCCTGATCAGATTATTTTAGAGTCAGTTTTTGGCGATCCGTTAGAATATACTCATATAGAAGAATTATTATCTTATTGTAAAAATAAAATACAAGTTGTATGTATTACGAACGGTTTTTCAGACAATTTTAGTAAGTTAGATTCATTTGACATATATTTTCTTTTTAAACTTTATGCTTTTAAAAATACTTCTCATATTTTTTATCCAGAAAAAAACTTTGAAAAGTTATTAAGTAATTTAAAATATTGTAATAAAATTCAATACAATGTTTTTAAAGAAAATTTAAAAGATATAAGTGATGTATATAATTATTCAGATAAGATAGAAGTAGAATTTGTCAAAGGCCCTTTAGTTCATGTAAACATAAATCATATTATCACAGAGCAAGGAAAATGGTTGTATGATGTTTATGGTTTAAATGATTATGACATAGACGACTACTCTTATGAAACTTTATCAAAACTACCAAAAGAACATGAGCCTATTCAATCAATGGAAGGTTATCATTTATTAAAAAACTATGTAAGACCACCTGAAGGCGAAAGTATTTTAGGTGCTACTGTTTATAAAATGGATTCTGTAAACAATTTTGAAAAACAAACAAGTATAAGTTATAAAGGGCACTTATTTAATAGTGTGCAGGATAGAAATATTATAACAAATACTTATATTACAGATTGGAATATACAATCATTTAAAACAGAGGATCAATATCAAAAATCCATTGTATCTATTTTAAGTAATTTTGCAAATAGTGACAAACTGTCAATCTAGAGTTTTTGTAATAGAAATATCACTTATATTATTACAAAAAGTATAAGGGCATACTGTTTTTGTTTCAGGTAAACTCCAATTAGTATCTGATATGTTACCAAAATTTAATGCCCCACACCAACTACTATACATATCCCCACTAGCATCTATATTAAGGCTTTCGAATCCTAAATGACATCTCATACCCTGAAATGAATTTAATCCTTTATCTATTATTTGATGGCTCTGAACATATTCAGCAGTACTATCATCATATAAAAATTCAGTCATCCAGGCATTAGGATCTGGTTCAGGATCAGGAACATACTCAGCACCTGGTATGTTTACTACAATTTTTTCTGGTAATTCTTGTGCTTTAATGCCAGGCCTTTGCATTATTTCTTGCTCTTCTATAGTGTATTGCCAGTATGTTTCCTGCTTATTCTGGCGTCCTAAGAGCTTCTTATACATGGTTTTAACACATATACTAACCATATTGTATTTGTTATGCTCACAGTCTTTAAACAATTCACGTATTTCCTCTGCAAATTCGCCCAATCTGAGCACGTCTCCGCCTATTCCTGCAATATTAATGTCTATATGTACATAATCCTTAATCTCATTAATAACGTTAAGGAAATGCTCGGAATCTTGCGATTGAGGGTGATATGTTAGTACAACACTATCCATATACTGTTTTGCTTTACTCCACCAATTTACTGTTCTACTTGCATTGGTGTACACAATACTAGTACTATTTTGCTCACTGATAGTTTTAATTATGTCTTCAAAGCCTGGTATTACAGTTACTTCTCCGCCTATTAATTCATACTCTGTCTGTTTGTCTAATGCCTTGTAATGCGTTGATAGACGTACTATTGCGTTTATGTACTGCTCTTTACTTAACCAAGGCTTTGTTCCATTATGTAAAATAGGTGGACAATACTCACACTGATAATTACATGAATTACCCATGTTCCATTGTACTCTTATTGTGTTGGTATTGTTTCTGGCGTGGGGGCCACGAACAGAAACTAGGTTGGACATTAGAGTCCTACATTAACTGTAAAACTTCCCATTGTTACAGAATGCATACAGGTTGCTCTAGAGCCTACCATAGCGACTGGTGTTTTTCCCGCAAATACTGTTGTAGAACATCCGGCTATTACAGTAGCACCAATATGCGGTGCAGAACCGTGTGTTGATACAGTATCTCCTAGTGTTGCTATTGGCCTGCCTTCTACGAAGACGCCAGTAGGCTTGGTGCTTTGAATAACACCAGTACCAACCATATCTAAAAATCTTGCTACTTTAGGCATAATAGTATTTATCTATTATGACTGCAATTTTACTAATTCTAAATAATCTGTTGAGCTGTTTTCTAGTGCGGAATCTACTGATAAGTATTGTTCTCTTAAAATAAATACTTCTTCTGATTTGCTTGTAAATGTATATGGTACTACTGCTACTTCATCTTCAGTAATAACAACTAATCTAGGTTTATCTAATGTGAGAGTAAATTTTTTCTCATCATAACCTGTGAGTGTTGCTATTAGTTCTATTCCAGCAGTAGTTTTCACTGAAACTACTTTACCTAAATTTGCTTTTAATATGTTTTCGTACATTATAAACTAAAACCTTTAAATGTGTCTCCATCAACGTCTTGTTTGGTACCACCTATAACGTATGATGATATTTCTGTCTCTTGTGGAGCAACTTGTACTGATCCACCTGTAATCCATGCTTGAGTCCAAGGTAATGGATTGGTACCACTATTATATATCTTCTCCTGACCCACGGCATGCATTCGTTTGGCCGCGATAAACTCTACATATTGCTTTAAAAGTTCTGCATTTAGGCCTATAATACTTCCGTCTTTAAACAAATATTCAGCCCATGTTTTTTCCTGCTCTACTGCATCAACAAACATTTGTGTACATTCTTCATAAGTTTCTTTTTGTATTTTAGCAAAATCTTTATCGTCTTTAGGTAAGAACTTTAACATTTGCTGAGTACTTGCTAAATGTACATTTTCGTCTCTAGCAATAAGTTTTATAATTTTCGCATTACCTTCCATTCTTTTAAGTTCTGCAAAAGCCCAACTACATGCGAAACTGACATAAAAACGTACACCTTCTAATATGTTTACACTCATTAATGCTAACCATATTCTTTTCTTATGTTCATATTCATCATAAGTTTTATAGCCTTTTTCTCTTAATATATTGTACTCAATTAACTTATCATAATTTTCTGTAATACTATCTGCACAATCACATATTTCTTGTATGTCTAGCATTTCATCAAAAACTTTGCTTGGGTCAGGATATACGTTTCTGATAATATGTGTATAACTTCTACTATGTATAGTTTCACTAAATGCCCAAGTTTCTATCCAGGTTTCTAATTCTGGCAGACTTACTATAGGCAGAAAAGCCAAATTAGGGGAGCGACCTTGTACACTATCTAATAGTATTTGTCTTTTTAAATTACTAGTAAATATGTGTTGCTCAAAGTCTGTTAAGTTTTTAAAATCAGTTGCGTCTTTAAGTATATCTACTTCCTCTGGTCTCCAAAAGAATCCTAACTGTTTATCTGTAAGTTTATCAAACTGCTTGTATTTTAATGTATCATATCTTTGAACCACAGGACCGCCTGTAGGATCTAAAAACATAGTAGCCTTAGTATGATGCTTTTTATTTTTCGTATTTAGTACTGTCATATTTTACAACTCTCACAATCTTCATCATCTATTTCACTGATGGCGAGGTCATCTTGAGCGTCATCTTTATGTATATCGATTTCGCCCTGACCATCGTAGGTATTATTATAGTATAATTGTTTGCCACCGTATTTATAAAACATCAGTATATCTTGTATTAAAACACTCATTGGAACCTTCTCATCTTCATAATGTTCAGGGTTATAACTAGTGTTTACACTAATACCTTGGTCAATATACTTTTGTAATACTGCCATAATTTTTAAATAACCTTGTGGAGACTTCTGTTCCCATAATAAATCATATTTGTTTTTGTAATAAGGATATCCTGGTACTACTTGTTTTAATACTCCATGTTTACTTTGTTTAATACTTACATAACTTCTAGGAGGTTCAATACCATTTGTGCTATTACTAATTTGTGCAGATGTTTCTGCAGGCATTAATGCCATTAGTGTACTATTTCTGATTCCTGTTTCTGCTAATTGTTTTCTTAGTCCTTTCCAATCTTGTCTCTCTTTATGTTTAACTAAATCATCAACATCTTCTTTATATGTTTGATTAGGTGTTATACCATGCCCATATTTTGTTTCCATATTTTTAGGACATGCACCTTTTTCAACTGCCAAGTCGGCACTTGCTTTTATAAGTCCATAACTCCATGCTTCTGCCCATTCGTCTACTAACTCTAAATTAGGCTCCTGATAAGTGGTATCATTTTTTGCTAACCAATATGCAAAATTAATTATACCAACTCCTAAAGGGCGTCTGTTCATAGTGCTATATTGTGCCGCTAAAACAGGATACTCTTGATAATCTAATAACTCATCTAACCCTCTTACTGCCAAATTACATACTTTCTGTATTTCTGTAGTGTCTTTCACAACACCCCAATTTACAGCACTCAATGTACATAAACTTATTTCGCCTTCAGGATCGTTGACGTCAGATAAAGGCTTTGTGGGCAAATCTATTTCACAGCAAAGGTTACTTTGTTTTACAGGCGCCACATCAGACATAAATGCACCATGATCATTTGCATGATCAACATTCATTAAGTATATTCTACCTGTGTCTTTTCTTTCTGTAACAAAATTACTAAACAGTTCTAATGCTGGTATAGATTTTTTTCTAATACTTGTCATACGTTCTGCTTTTTCGTATAACTCTTTAAACTTGTCTTGATCATTAAAGAAACTATCATATAAGCCAGGAACATCTTGTGGAGAGAATAATGTAATGTTTTCTCCTTTAATAAGTCTTTCGTACATAAGTTTATTAAACTGTACACCATAGTCCATATGACGCACTCTGTTGTCCTCTGTGCCCTTATTGTTCTTTAATACTAGTAAGTCCTCAACTTCTAAATGCCAAATAGGATAATATAATGTGGCGGCTCCACCTCTTACACCACCTTGGCTACAACTCTTAACTGCTGACTGGAACATTTTGTAGAATGGAATAACTCCTGTATGAGTTGCATCTCCACTCCTAATTTTAGATCCTACTGCTCTAATACTACCAGCACCAATGCCTATACCTGCTTTCTGACTTACATACTTTACGATACTGCTACTTGTTGCATTAATGCTATCTAAACTGTCATCTGTTTCAATTAGTACACATGAACTAAATTGTCTTTGTGGCGTCCTAACACCTGCCATAACTGGCGTAGGCAAGGAAATTTTAAAAGTACTAATAGCATCATAATAGGCTTTTACATAGCTCATTCTGTTTTCTATTGGATAGTTACTAAACAATGTGGCCGCAATCATCATGTATGCTACTTGTGGTGTTTCAAATATTTCACCACTTGCTCTATTTTGTACTAGATACTTACCACGGAATTGTTCCATAGCCGCATAGGTTAAAACTTCATCTCTGTTATGATCTATATATTCTTGTAATTGATTTATTTCATCTTTTGTATATAAATCAGTAAACTCAGGATCGTAAAAACCTTGATCAATATTTTTTTGTATTATATCACAAAGACATGGTGGCTCAAATGTTCCATAAACTTGCTTACGCAAATGATAGTTGATTAGCCTACCTGCTACATATTGATAGTTTGGTGCTTCTTCAGTGATTAAATCTGCGGCACTTTTAATAAGTGCCTCTTG